TCGCCACGTGGCTCGAAAGGCAGCGCAAGATCAGCGACGATAGCATTCCTCCGGCTGTGCGCTGCGATGGCTGCGGGGCTTATCATGCCGATGACGAATGGTGTGAATACTGCGGAAAGGGAAAACCAAGCGTCCCAATTGTGCGACGCCGCTTGACCAACACAAAATGATGCGGTAACTTCCGGTTACTTGCTGCACCAGCCCTTGCGGCGGTCAGCGCAGCGGCCCCGGCTGAAATAGCGTCGGGCGCAAAGTCCTAGCCATTCCAGATCAACAACAGAGGCCGCGCCACAAGCGCGGATGTAGCCATGGCCGCCCCAAAGGGAAACCGCTTCTGGGAAGCGCGGTCAACTCATGGTCGCGACCCAATCTTCAAGACGCCAGACGATCTTTGGTCTGCCGCACTTGAATACTTCGAGTGGGTAGAAGAAAACCCGCTCTACGAATCCAAGCCCTTCGCCTATCAAGGCATCGTGGTGCAGGAGCCGGTCGCGAAAATGCGCGCCATGACCATCATGGGGCTTTGCAACTTCCTGGATATCAGCATGGACGCGTGGGCGCTCTACCGTGGGCGTCAAAATTTTATCGGCGTCGTCTCGCGAGTTGAGCAAATCATCAGGCAGCAGAAGTTTGAAGGCGCATCCGCAGACCTTCTAAACCCCAATATCATTGCCCGCGATCTGGGGCTTGCTGAAAAGCAGGAACACACAGGCGAAGGCGGCGGCCCGATGATAACCCGCATCGAACTGGTCGCAGGCGGCAAGTGACAACCGTCCGGCTGGAGATACCGGAAAAGCTGATCGCGCTATTCGAGGGCGAAGCAGACGTAAGGGCCGCAGACGGCGGGCGCGGATCGGCCAAGACGCGGACCTTCGCCAAGATGACTGCGGTTCGCGCGCTGATGTGGGATGCGGCGGGCAGATCGGGGCAAATCCTATGCGGTCGCCAGTTCATGAACTCCCTAGCGGATTCATCGCTTGAGGAAATCAAGGCAGCCATCCGGTCAGAGCCGTGGTTGCTGGCCGCATTCGAGATTGGCGAAAAGTACGTCAAGACCAAGAGCGGGCGCATCTACTACACCTTCACCGGCCTGGATCGAAACATCGCCAGCGTGAAGTCAAAGGCCCGCATCCTGCTATGCTGGGTGGACGAAGCCGAGCCGGTGACAGACGAAGCCTGGACAACGCTGATCCCGACATTGCGCGAGGAAGACAGCGAGTTGTGGGTGACGTGGAACGGCAAGCGCAAGAGCGCGCCCGTTGAGAAGCGGTTCAAGGATTCGACCGACCCGAGGGTCAAATACGTTCGGGTGAACTGGCGCGACAACCCTTGGTTTCCGGACATTCTGGAACGCGTCAGGCAGCGCGATCTGAAGGAACGCCCCGACCAGTACGCGCACATCTGGGAAGGCGAGCACGTCACCGTGGTTGAAGGCGCTTACTACGCTCAGGCGCTCATTGCGGCAAAGGCGGAAGGTCGCATCGGCAAGGTTGCCGCTGATCCGTTGATGGTCACACGGGCCATCTGGGATATCGGCGGAACGGGGGCAAAGGCAGATGCCTGCGCCATCTGGATTGCACAGTTCATCGGGCGTGAAATCCGCTGGCTGGACTATTACGAAGCGCAGGGCCAGCCGCTTTCGACGCATATCGAATGGCTCAGGGACAACAAGTACGGCAAAGCGCTCTGCATCCTTCCGCACGACGGCGCAACCAATGACCGCGTGCATGATGTCAGCTTTGAAAGCGCCCTGCGGGATGCCGGATTTGACGTTGAGGTGATCGCCAACCAGGGCGCAGGCGCAGCAATGAAGCGGGTCGAGGCCGCAAGGCGTCTGTTCCCGATCATGTGGTTTGACGAGAAGTGCCAGCCCGGCATTGACGCAATCGGCTGGTATCACGAGAAACGCGACGAAGAACGCGGCATCGGCCTTGGCCCTGAGCATGACTGGGCATCGCACGGTGCAGACGCATTCGGCCTTGGTGCCGTGGCCTATGAGGCCCCGAAGGTGCGGCAATCAGCCCCGCGCCGCAGATCAACAGGATGGGCCGCTTGATGGCTGACTTCGATCAACTCAAAGCCTGGGTGTCAGCCGACTGGCAGGCCGTGTCCAAGTGGCGCGAGGCCGCCGAAGGCGAGTACGCTTTCAAGGACGGCCACCAGTGGACCGAAGAGGAAAAGGCCAAGCTTGAGGAAAATTCCCGCGTGCCGGTGGTGTTCAACCGCGTGCAGGTCATCCTTGCCAGCGTGTCCGGCTCCGAGATCAACAACCGTACCGAAGTGCGCTTTATCCCGCGCGAAATCGGTGACGCAAAGCCCAATGAAATCCTGACCGCCGGGGCCGAGTGGTTTCGGGACGAGGCCAACGCGGAAGACGAGGAAAGCCAGGCATTCGAGGACACGCTGGTCTGCGGCATCGGCTGGACCGAAACGCTTCTGGACTACACCAGCGACAGCGACGGTGCGCCGCGCGTGGTGCGCATCGACCCGCTGGAAATGTGCTGGGATGCCCACGCCCATCGCAAGGGCTTGCAGGACGCCACACGGGCAGCACGGGTGCGGCAAATCCCGGTGTCGGAAGCCATCGACATGTTCCCGGATGCCGACGTTGCCACGATCAACGCGGACTGGATCAGCGCCGAAGTCACAGAGGGCGAAGAGCATAACAACCTGATCGGTGATCAGTACAAATCCGGACGCAAGGGTGATGGGCAGGATGATCCGGCCACCGTCACCGTCGTTCAGGTGCAATGGCGTGAACGCGTCCGGTCGGTCGAATACGTTGACCCGCAATCGGGCGAACGCAAGGAGATGCCCAAGGCGGATTGGGACAAGCTGGCGAAGGTGATGCCGGTTGACATCGCAATCCCCAACCGGCCCGTGACGCGGTATGTCTGGAAACAGGCGTTTCTGGGGCGTGACGGCATTCTTCTGGAAAACCAGCCCTGCAAGGACGGCTGCACCTTCAAGGCGATCACCGGCAACTATGACCGCAAGGAAAAGCGGTTCTACGGGCTTCTCAGGGTCATGATGGACCCGCAGAAGTACGCGAACAAATGGCTTTCGCAGACGCTGCACATCATCAACGCCAACGCCAAGGGCGGCGTGATGTACGAGGATGGCGCAGTCGAAGATGCCCGCGCATTCGAAGAGGGCTGGGCTGCGGCGGACAGCGCGACAAAGGTCAAGAACGGCGCATTGTCGGGCGGAAAGATCCAGCCCAAGCCGCAAGCGCAGATGCCCGCCGCGATGATGCAGTTGACGCAGTTCGCGATTGAGACAATTCGCGACACGTCCGGCGTCTCGCTTGAACTGATGGGTATGGCCGACCGGCAGCAGGCCGGGGTTCTGGAATACCAGCGCAAGCAGGCCAGCATGACGACGCTGGCAACCTATTTCGACAGCCTGCGTTTCTATCGGAAAATGCAGGGTGAGGTCATCCTGACGTTTCTGCGCGATCACATCGCCCCGACCGGGCGTCTGGTGCGGATCGTGAAGGAAGGATTGCAGCAATACGTGCCTTTGGCGACCGAAACCGGAACGCGCAAGTACGACGTGGTCGTGGACGACAGCCCCGCCGCGCCAAACGAGAAGGAACGCACCTGGGCAGTCATGGAACGGCTTATGCCGATCATGGAACAGGCGGGCATGGGCCTCGAAGATTGGGCCGATGTGCTGGATTACAGCCCGTTGCCGTCCAGCTTCTCCGAAAAACTGCGCGCCAAGGCGGCGGAACAGAAGAACAACCCGCAGGCCAACGTTCAAGAGCAGATGGCCGTGGCCGATGCACAGGCAAACGTGGCCAAGACGCAGTCCGAGACCGAAGAAAACAAGGCGCAGGCCATGCTCTACACTGTGCAGGCGCAGAAAGAAGCCATTGCCCCGGTTCAACCCCCGGCAATGCCCGGAATGAACACTCCGCGCTTCGGCGCTTCGTAATCTCACACGCACGGAGAACCCATGTCTGAACAACTGACCGCTGACGAAAGCGCGGCAATGGCCGCAATGCAGGCCGATACCGCGCCCGTCGATGAAACCCCTGTTGCCGAGCTTGTCGCGCAGCCTGAGCCTGTCGCGCAGGTCGAAACGCCCGCTGCGGAGCCTGACAAGCCGCCTCCGGGCTATGTTCCGCAGGGCGCGCTGCACCAGGAGCGCGAGCGCCGCAAGGCCACGGAAGCGCAGTTCCAGACGCTGCAGCAGCAGCTTGCCGAATTGCAGGCCAAACTGAACCCGCCGCCGGAAATCGTCATTCCGGACCCGATCCTTGACCCAAAGGGCTTCCGGGAATTCCAGATCAAACAGATCACGGAACGGGCCGAGGAAAAAGCCGCCGCCGAACGCCAGGCGATGGAAGCGCAGCAGCAGCAGCTTGTCATGACGCGGCTCAATCAGGACGTGGCGACCTTCAAGGCCACGACTCCCGACTATGACAACGCATTCCAGCACGCGGTGAAGGCCCGGCAGCAGGAACTTGCGTTCTACGGAAACAGCCCGGAACAGATTGCTTCGCAGATGGAAGTGGACGTGCAGGCCATCGTGCAGCAGGCCTATTCGCAAGGGCGCAACCCGGCGGAACTGTTCTACGAATACGCCAAGATGCGGGGTTATAGCGCAGCACCAGTCGCAGCCCCTGTCGTCTCGCAGGCTGCGGTTCAGGTGCAGGCTTTGGCCGAAGCGCAGCGCCAGACGCAAAGCCTTTCCCCCGCTGGCGGCCCTGCCAACGACGGCGGAATGACCATCGAAACCTTGTCGAAGATGAGCGAGGCGGAATTGGCGAAGATGCCAAAGGCGCAGCGTGACGAGGTGATGCGAAAAGTGATGGGCGGCTGACGCCCGTCATACAGGGTTTGCGGCAACCACATGCCGCTTCGTCCGCGCGGACGTTAAGCGCGCCCCGCCCGGCTCCGGCGTCACGGTGAGCGATCCCCACTGACATCAACAACAGGAGCCAATCATGGCACAGACGACCTTTGGCGTCGGGCATCCCCTCGCCGTATCGGTCTGGTCCAAGAGCCTCGCGGCGGAAGCCTACCGCATGGCTTGGATCGGAAAATTCATCGGGGAAGGCGAAGACAGCCTGATCCAGGAGAAGACCGACCTCAAGAAATCCGCCGGTGACAACATCACCTGCGGCCTGAACGTCCAGATGCAGGGCGACGGTATCGAAGGCGATGCCACGCTGGAAGGCAACGAAGAAGCCCTCCAGTTTTATGACGACAACGTCCGCATCAACCAGCTTCGCCACGCGACCCGCGTCAAGGGCCGCATGACGGAACAGCGCGTGCCGTACAACCTGCGGCGCATCTCGCGCGACCGTCTGGCTGACTGGTGGGCGCAGCGCATGGACGTGTCGTTCTTTAACCAGATCTGCGGCAACACGGCGCAGACCGACACGCGCTTCACCGGCCACAACGCCGCCATCGCGCCTTCG